CTACGACGTTCTGGCTTCTGACCGCGCAATCAACACTGACTTCAACGGTGGTACTGGTGCTAACGGCACCTTTGCTTCTAACCGTGTTGCTTCTGTGGCTGGTTTCACCCTGCGTACTTCTAACCACCTGGGTATCAACAGCTACACCTCTGGTCAGACCTACGTTGGTATTAACAACCAAGCCGCTACCACCCGTGGTGAGCGTCCCAACTACGTCAACGGTCGCGACGGTTCTGACGGCCAAGCTGCAGCTGGCTACAACGATTACTGGCAAGATGAGCAGGGTAACACCAGCTCCATCGCTAACTGCTTCGGCCTGTGCTTCACCAAGGAAGCCGTGGGTACCGTGTCTCTGAAGGACGTGTCCATGCAGATGACTGGTTCTGAGTACAAAGCAATGACTCAGAGCACCATGATGGTTGCTAGCTACGCTGTGGGTCACGGTGTGCTGCGTCCTGAGTGCTGCGTCAGCCTGCTGCACGATGGCAATCCTTATTGATAAATAGCTATTAGCTAATTACCAATACAATGGGGGAAGCAGAAATGTTTCCCCCTTTTTGTTGCGATAATGGCGACTAGTAAACTCAGTGCAGTTAATACGCTTCTTGCCATTATTGGCGAAGCTCCTGTAAACAGTCTCGTTCCTCCACTGACAGGTGATGTAAGCCTGGCAGATCAAGTTCTTGATGAGGTTAGTCGAGAGGTTCAAGGCGCAGGTTGGTCTTGGAACACAATGCTTTATGACTCCATTCCTCTGGACGCTTCTACAGGCCAATCCCAACTTCCTAGCAACACCTTGGCTGTACGTTTTAACCCGCTTAGTTACCCGTCACAAAGGTTTGTTCTTCGCGGTCTGCGGCTTTTTGATCGCGTTAAGAATACATACGATTTAAGGAACAGCCTTGGTGTCGCAATGACTGGTAACACCAGCGACCTCGTTGCTGAGATTGTTGAAGAGTTGGATTGGGACAGTATCCCAGAAACTGGACGACGTTACATTACGATTCGAGCTGGACGTATCTTTGCTAACCGTGCTGTAACGTCTTCAAGTATTGAAAGCTACACAGCTGAAGATGAGGAAAAAGCTCTTCAAACGTTGAAACGTACTGAAGACATGGCTCAGAACTATAACTTCATCAGCGGTCCTGATGATATGTACGGTGGCCGTGTGATCACTAACTTTGGTCCCGACATCCTGAGCCGCTAATGTCACGAGAACTATTTAGCCAAATCATTGGCCCACTGAACAAAGGCGTAAACCAGCAAGCGGATAGCTTTGTGCTGCCTGGGTTTGCCAAGGTACTTGAAAACGGTAACTGTGATCTCGTTGAGGGTCTCAAAAAACGCTTGGGCTCTGTGCCTGTAAAGCGTATTGATACTCTTACTAAAAACGCTGGCGGTTTAACATTGACTAATCCCATTAAGTGGGATGAAGCTTGGGTTTTTGTTTACAACCGCAGTAGCACTGAACGCTTTGTTCTTCTAGCCGTAGACGATAGTCGTACAGTATCTCGTACAGGTAACATCACTAGCGGTTCTGCTGTTGTTGCTTCTGTCAGCTCAATGACAGATCTGTATGTTGGTGCTGGTGTTACTGGTACTGGTATTCCAGATGGCACCAAGATTCTTGATATTGATACAGCAACTTCACGAGTAACGCTAGATAAGAACGCAACGGCAACAACTACAGGCGTAACTCTTACTGTTGAATCTAGTTACACGTTTATTACTGGTGTCTCCAACATTGAACCTCTAAGCGGGGTATTGCCTACTGTTGTTCCTGCTGAGCAAACCTTTGCAAACATTACCTCTAGTAACCTTGGTTACCTGCGTGGTTCCGGTAGGGCTCGTGATCGCTTTAGGGCTACGTCGTTTCAAGATTACGTTTTTATAACCAACATCCAAAAACAGATTGATTACGACAGCACAGAAACTCTGACTCGTTACAACATTAGCGAGATCAGTAGTGCCTATGTTCCTACCCGTGCTCAAATTTGGGTAAAACTTGTTGACTACGATACTGAGTATTCAGTTCACATCACTCTTGATAACGGTGATGAGATTAGTGGTCATTACTTAACACCGTCTCTTACTAACGCTGCAGGGGACGCAAACGTTGTTAGTTCTGCTGACATTGCCGCAAGAATAGTTAGTTTTACAAATACCATTACTGGTTCAACATCTATTGGTAGCTCTACTATCACAAGTGTTACAGCTACAGATATTGTTCAGGTCCATGGCGGAGAACGTATTACTGGTACTGGCATTCCTGCTAATACTTTTATTGGTACTGTCGATACAACTGCACTGACCTTTACTCTGGTCAACGAGGCTGGTACAGCTGTTAACGCAACAGCTAACGGCTCAACCACTTTGACCATTGGCCACGGTCTTGATCAAGTTGACGTTCACAACGAGCTGAACTTTGAGGTTCAAGACTCTCAAATTCTGATTACTTGCGCTAACGCAAACCGCTACATCAAAAGCATCCTTGCTGCTGACGCCAGGGGTAACACCCTGATGTCTGGCTTCTCTAATCAGATTACAAACATCACTGAGCTACCTTCGTTCTCTTGGGAAGGCTACACAGTGCTTGTAGCTCCTGATGGAGCAACAGATCAAAGCTCGTACTACCTCAAATTCAACGCAGAGAACACCACTACTAACGGTGACTTTGCTCGCGGTGTGTGGGAAGAGTCTGCTGGTTGGGGAACTCGTGGACAGTATGACAAAACCACGATGCCCCACGCCTTTGTCCACTACAGAAACGACAACGGCCTGACTCGGTTTACTTTCCAACCGTTTAGCGGTACGGCGTATACCGACGGTTCTACGTCTATTGATATTCCTGGCTGGATTAACCGACTAGCTGGTGATGCAGATGAAATGCCAGGACCGTCGTTTGTTGAAAACACCATCAACGACATCGTGTTCTTTAAGAACCGTCTTGGCTTTGTAAGCGGTGAGAACGTCATCCTGAGTGAGGCGGGCGCTTACTACAACTTCTGGCAGCAATCAGCTTTGCAAGTTGTAGACAGTGATCCTATTGACTTGACCGCAGTCAGTAACGACGTTGCTGTGTTGAACTATGCGTTGCAGCAACAGGACGAATTGATCTTGTTCTCCAACGAAAACCAGTTCCGTCTGTATTCAGGTGACAACGTTACGTTCTCTCCTGAAACTGCTTCTGTTGGTCGTATCAGTTCCATCACTATGGAATCTGATGTACGTCCTGAGCAGGTTGGCCCGCAAGTTATCTTTCCAGTTAAAGAAGGTGACTTTACTGGTCTGCATACTTTCATTACGACTGACCGAACCGTTGGTATCAACTTGGGTCAAACAGCAGTTATCACAGAAACTGTTCCCAAGTACATCCCTAAGAACATTGACTCGCTAGCCGTTAGCCGTACTGATCAGTACCTAGTGGCGCTCAGCAGAGACGACAACGACGCTTTGTATGTGTACCAGTTCTTCTGGGAAGCCTCTGGGGGCTCTCTAACTAACAGACAGAATGCTTGGCATAAGTGGATCTTCCCTAACAAACAAATTCACTGGTGTGACTTTATTGAAGGTACTCTGTTCAAACTGGTTGAATACGACAACAGCGGAACAGCTGAGTACTACCTTGAAGGTATTAACGCCTCACGACCTCCGCAAAATCCTAATCAGTTGTTCTTGCTGGATCGCCAGCTGTCTAGCTCTATCACAACTGACATCGGTGCTGTGACGTTCAGTTACGACGCTGGTACCAACAAAACCACGGTCACTCTGCCTTACCGTACTGTTAACACCAGTCAATTTGCTGTCATCAAGTCCGATGCAAGCGACGCAACAGAACCTGAAAAGCGTTGGATCGTGGCTAATAATATTGCGGCTGGTGTTACTAGTTTCGTTTGCGATAGCCTTGGGGATTTTTCAAACAGCTCTTGGGTCTTTGGTGAGCAATATACGTTCACTTTCAGACCGCCTCAGCTTATGCCTTACTCAAGAACAGCAACTGAGAACACTTTTATTGGTAATCGTACTGGGCGTTTGCAGCTTAGATACGTTGATATTTATTACAACGATTCTCGATACTTTACCGTTGAGGTGACTCCTAAACACCGCGACAAGGTGACGTATGAGTTTGATCGTCGTGAACCCCTAAACGGCAACATTGTCATCAACGAAGAGGAGGCGTTCGAGGAATCAAAATTCCGAGCCTATATTCAAAGCAAGAACGACCAAGTTACAGTGGAGCTAGTGAACAACAGCATCGACCAGGCTAAGTTCATCGCGCTTGAGTGGACTGGTCTCTATTTTGATGTTGCGAGGAAGTACGGCTAATGGCTAAAACAGAAAAAACTATTATCCCGCAAGCTTCTCCAGTAGAACCTAAATCAAGTATTTTTGACCTACCTTCAATTCTCAATATTGCTAGGACTGGTCTTGAGACTTATGGCGTTGTTGCGTCCCATCTACTTGCGCAGACTGAAACTCAACGAGCAAACGCTGCAGCTGAAACGGAGTTTTGGACTAAATACGCCGCTCAAAGCCAGCAGAACTACCGTAACTACGAGATGCAGCTCAACGCTTGGTATCGGGAGGCTGATTACGTTGAACGTCGTAGACAGTATGAAGAACAACTAGCAGAGCAGCAAGCCATCTTTAAAGGTGCTGTAGCTACTACTGCTACTAAAAACTTTGAAAAGCAGCTAGCAGACCTTGAAGGACGCTTCTACGAAGAGGAAGCAAAGGAAACGATTGAGCTAGAAAACATTCGTGCTCAAAACATTGCTTCTGCAGCCAAGATTGCAGCTGGCGGTCAAGTTGGCCGTTCCGTTATTGGAATGCAATCAGCTAAGAGTCAACAGTGGCTGGCTAACGTAAGCAATCGTCAAATTACTCGTAACTTCAGGATTGCTGACAAGATACGAGCTGGTGAAGCTCTTAACGTGGCTCGTGAGAACACTGTAAATCAGGTTCAGTTCTATACACCTCAACCGATTGCTGATCCAGTTAAACCCCTAGCTCCGCTGCCTATTACAGCTGTTGCGCCTACGCCTGCTAGAGGTCCTAGTGTTTCAAACCTTACATTCCAACTTGGAACAGTTGGTTTGGATTCGTTTTTGAACTACCAGGCGATGCAACCCCCGGCTCCTAAAGCTGTGCCAGGACAATCCCAGTATTCTGGAACTAAACCAGCAGCACCTGTATCTACTACTCCTGAGGAGTCACCCTAATGACTAGCAGCTTTGGTATTACGCCTCAACGCCAGATTCGAGATCTGGTAGCTCAACCAGAAAAACCTGCTGCTCTTCCAGCTCCTGCACAACCCTCAGCGATCCCTCAGCAAGTAGGAGGTCAGTTGATGTATGCCGCTAGTTTTCAGCGGGATACTGCAGCAGAACAGGGCATTAAAAACATTGAAAACTTTTTAGCTCAAGGCGGTGTTTTTGAGCGAGGTTCAACACTTTTATTTGAAAACTACAAAGCAGAGAAGAGGCAACAAGCAGAACGCATCCTCGCTTCTGAAGCTACAGCTTATAAAGACTTAATTCAAAACGCTAGCGAAACTGAACAGCTTAAAAAGAAAGGCGAATTTGAATTAGCTCGTCAAAATCAACTGAGCAACCCTTGGACTAATTTCTACTATTACGACGCCAAGGCTACTAACGCTGGAAATCAGATTGCTGTAAACCTCGCTTCTTGGGGCAAACAAGCAGCTGACAATCTTGCAGAACTTCCAGTTGATCAAAGAGCTGCGATCTTAGCTGCAAAAGCTCAAGAGCTAAAAGCAGAGTATTCAGATATTCCTGAGGCATACCAAGCCGCAAAAATTGATCCACCACTTAGTGCCACTTTATTTGATCTCAAACGAGATTTAGATAACAAAGCTTTTGAACTAAACGATCGAATTACTCGGCAGACTGCTGGTGAGAAACTTAAAGGAGCCTGGAAGCTAGGAGCATCGTTTAGTGCAGCAACCGGCTATACAACCTACAACGCTGATGCTATTAAAAAGGGTATTGAAGAATATCGTGATTGGTTAATCAACAAAAACAATTACTCAGGTCAACAAGCTACTGACGCTTTTGCTGAGCTTTTCGACAAAAACGTTCTTCTTTTGGACGCTGATGGCAATGGTTTGAGTGATATTGGTCACGCTTATAGCGCATCAGATTTGATCGGAGTTCTCAGTCAGATTGATGTTAACGGCGTGAAGCTGACTGATTTACGTGATAGTAAAAACCGTCCTCTTGGAGAGGTTATTCAAGCTGCTGCTGATCGAGCTACTAAACGTGATGAACTGCGAGAGGGTTCTATTGAGCGCGGACTCCAACGTCAAAACGGCAAGCTTTTAGAACGATTCAAACTACAGCAACTGATTGGTGGATTCAAAATCCAAATGCAGATGATAATGCAATTATTCAGCAGATTAACAGGGAGGAAGCAAACGCTGCAATAAAAGCAAAGCAATTGGGAATTCCTTATCAGGATTTCGTCGATGAAATTCGAAAAAATTACAAGCTGTCTCAAAAGCTGTTGACACCAGAACGAAAGCAAGAATTGATTGATTTAACTCAGGCTGCTATTGATAATCAAATTTTTGAGCTTCCTGCAAATGTCAGGGAAGAGGCAAAGGGATCAGATATTTATCCTGATCTTTTGAAGATGATCAATGAAGCAAAAAGCAAAGATAACGCAGCAGACCGCACTGCGTTTAATAAAACTCGAGCTGATTTGATTAAAGATCTTAAAGAAGGTTTGAGGGGTCAATTTTTACAAGATCCTCAAATCAAAGAAATGGCCACTGATGAAGCTGGTGTTAGATCTCAAAAAGACAAACTTTTAAAGCAAGCTATTACAGAAGCTGGTCGGTTGCTTCAAGACGAGGCCACTAGTTATTTCTCTCGAAAACTGAATGAAGCTCGAGCTGCAGGAAAAGATATTACTGATCCTCAGTTTCAAAGGCAGCTGCTGATTGATGCTGAAAGGTCGTTCTTTACAAGACCTGAGTACAACGATGTTGATTATTACTACAACCTTGAGCCAGGCAAGTTTAATAAAACGCCTATAACCGGCTCTAAAAAGGATACCAGTGGTCGTTGGGTCTTTGGTTTTAGAGACACTGACAACAGAGCAGCTTGGTCTTTGAGAGCGTCTAGTACGTTTGGTAACAACCCAAAACTAGCCCGTGCCGCATTGGATTCTCAACTTTTCTTTAATCAAACAGAAATGGGAGAACTGGTTAACGCTGCAATTACAGACAACCCTCAAAGCGTTAGTAACGCAACTAGAGCTTCGCTACAGAATCTGAATACGCTAGCTTTTAAAGGGCAGATCCCTATTTCTGAGCTTGTTGAACGGCAGATCAAAACTTTCTTTGGCAATAAGAATCTTCCCCCCAACATTCAAAAAATCTCAAAAAACCTTCAAGCTATAACGCAGCCAGCTGTAGCAGTCACTGGTCCAATGCCAAGTGATGTCGCTCTTAAAATTACAAACCCCCACCACAGCCACAGTAAAAACCGAGCTATTGATGTCACCCTTGTACGACAGAACAATCAACTAGCAAATAACGTCCCTTCTCCCATAAGCGGTAAGGTGATTTTTGCTGGTATGGATGGAGGCTTCGGTTTGTCAGTGATTATTGAGGCAAGTAACGGTGGCCCTGGTTACAACAAACGGGATCGTCTCCGAATTTCTCATTTGGCGCGCCTTTATTGGAAAGAAGGTGACGTCATCAGTAAGGGGAGGCCTGTAGGTAAAAGTGGAGATGACTCCCCGTTTAACTCAAACCCTGGCTACTCGGGTACAGGCGCTGGAGACCCCGGTCACGTCCATTTTCAACTCTATAAGCCAGGTCCTGGTAGACCTACTCAAGAATTTCAATACGAGGACCAGTCTGTTCAAGCTAGGTTCATTCAGTTGAATTTGGTTCCAATGTTCCGCCGCAAATAGCAATTTCTAGATATATCCGGTATTTTGGAGGAAGCGCCCTTAGTAGCTTTTCCTCCAAATGCCTTATATCCCTCTTCGTAACGGTCAATCTGTTTTTATTGAGGATCCTCAGCAAGCTGATCAACGGTATAAGCAAGAATGGGAATCAACTACCGCTAAACCCCAAGCAGCCCCTCAAGCGGCTTCTAAGCCAGCTCCTAAGCCAGCCCCAAAAACTACCACTAAAACAAAGAACAAACGCCAGTCTGCTCGTAATTTTGATGTTGGTCAGTTCCTTCGGCAACAGGCGCTAGGCGCTGCTCAAGGAGTAGGCCAACAAGTATTTGGTGCAGCTCAAGGTGCTGCTGAAGATATTAAGAAACAGCTAAAACAAGCAGTACAAGGCGCTGGTCTGACGTTTTTGGCTGGTCCTTTTGCCCCGGTAGTAGCTGCAGCTCAGTCTGCCTCAGGTCTTGGTAAAACTAAAATTCCAGGAACACAAACAACAATTGGGCAGGAATCGGCTCGTGTTCTTAAAGACGCCCCTCGACAGGCTCTTAACTCTTTAGTAGCAGCTGGTGAGCAGATTGGAGCTGTTACTCAAGGTGTTGATCTTGGTGCCGCTCTTGCCAGTGGTGGTGATGTCAGCGCTATGACAGAAACTAATCCCGATTTAGTTGAACAACGATTTAAAAACGCTGAAGCAGCTATTGAAACCCTTCAAAAGACCGGTCGAGATGTTGAGGGTTTCAAATACGGTATTAAACCATCTACCCCAATTGTTGGTCCTATTTTTAGCGACGACAGTGAGTATGTAAAACAATACGTTAAACCACAGACTGCTGTTGGTCAGTTTGCTTCTACAGTCGCTTCTGCGATGCTGTTAGATCGTGGCATTAGCAGCCTAAGTCAAGCACCGTCCCTGGGCGTTAAAGCTAGTCAAACTGCTCTTAATTTTCAGAATATTTGGAAAGCAGAAAACATTAAACAGGGTCTTGAACTTGGGGCAACGTTCTTGGCTAAAGATCTTTTGCCTGATGCTTTGGTCAGTGCTATAGCGATTCGTCCAGAAGCGTCTGGAGTTTACGCAGCAAAACTAGACCAAGCTCAAAAACTAGAAACAAATGAACAGCGCGTTGCTCGTGTCCAAGCTTTGATGGCTGAATCGCCTGACGCCTTTAATTACGCCTATGAGCAATATAAAGAGCTTGGTATGGGCGCAGTTACTTTGACTGGCCTTCGTGGGGCTTTCTGGGCTGCAAACAGGTTTTTCAATAAAGCAGGCGCTGGAGTACCCCTAAGCTCTGCACTTAAACAAGCCGTTGAAGAGGCTACTCCCGAAACCCAAGCAGAAGTTGTAGCTGATGGTATCGCAAAAGCCTACTCAAATATTGAAGAAAAACTGGGGGAAATTAACTTTGATCTTTACCGCAAAATTGATGAAAACGTAGGCAAAATTACTTTTAGTTCTCGTTCCGGAGCTGAAGCATACCTTCAATCACGTCAAAGCATTATCCCAGAAATTGAATCTTTAACTAAATCTGTTCAAGAGCTTCCAGATGTTACCGCTCAAAAGGCAGACATTGATGCTCGTGTCGCTCAAGCAGAGCAGCAGCTAGGGATCAAAACTGAAGAACAGCTAATCAAAAAACGGGCTGATCTTGAGGCACGGCTAGCGTCTTATGACGAAGCAGTTGCAAAAGATCCGAATTGGATCAACAAATCAACCGGTACTGGAAAACGAGCCAGTAAAAACAGCACAAAAGTACGCCTAGTAAATCAAGCTCTTGAGCGGTTGGATGCTTTTGATGTTTTGCGTCTTGAACGTCAAACAGTTGAGAATCTGTCGCTTGAAAAGGCTGCTCGAGTTGCACAACTTGAAAACGCTTTGATCAGGGAAAAAGGAGCTTCTATTGGGTTTAGAAATTCACTAAGTGATGCTCGTATTCTTGTCGATGCTCTTGATCAGCTAAACGCTCAAAGGATCGGTTATTTAGAGGCTCGCAACCGCCTGCTGTTTAGCGAAAATCGTTTGGATGAAATTGATTACGATTACACCTTAAAAGATAATCTCGGTCAGGCTTACGGAGAACTGAAAGACCTTTTAAATTCAGCTGAAATTGCTGTAGCAACCGACAACTTTAATCCTGAGTTTGTAGACGCTTTTATTGCTCGTGTTGACGAGATTCATAACAAGGTCATCGACAACGGTGGTTTGGCACCTGTTGTTGGGGATATTGAAGAATTTAATCAACTAGAACTGCCTTTGACTACAGGGTTGGTTCGCCCTAAGGCTCCTACGCCTGTTGTTAATAAAGCCCCTCTTACCAAAACAGACTCTGGTGAGATTGTTATTGATTCAGATTTGCAAGCAGTTCAAAGGGCTTCTAATGAAGTACTCCGAGATGAACCGCAATTAACCAACGCAGAAGTCGTCAAAGACATCAATAAAGGTCGAAATCAATACCAAAATCCAGCTGAAACTAAAGAAACCCTTGAGGAGTATGTCAAAGGTGTTGAAGACACAATTAATCGTCAAAACAAGCTTATCGCTGAAGACCCAAATAACGGTCTAGACCTGGCTAAAAAGACAACTAAAATATTTAACACTAACGCTGTGAAGTACACAGCAGATCTTAGTGAAGCGGCTGCAGTTAAAGCTAGCGTTGAGTTTCTCGATGCTCGAGATCCAAACTACCTAAAAAATCAGTATCGAATTGCGTTTGACAATTTGGCAGATACCTTAGGTGGTGACTCTTATATCAAACGGTTTGGCTTGCTGCTTGAAAGTGAAAAGTTTGGTAAAGAGGTAAGCAACAACCTGAATAAAGTCATAGCGCCTACGGCTATGCTTCGGGACAGCGGTGTAAACGCGCTCAAATCGTCTAGAGAATACAGGATTATTTCTAATAACCCTGATAGCACTCCAAATGACCGCGCTGTAGCTCTGAGCAATTTGGCTAAAAACTTTGCCTTGCTTAAGCAGAATCTTGGCACAATGGACGTACTGTTCCAAGGTTTTGGTAACGGTCTTAGGTCTTTTGCTAAGCAGAATCAAATTGAATTTGTTTCTACAGCTAAGAGTAAAAAGGAACTACTGACTTACGCAAACAAAAAACTGCTCGGATTTGGCGATGCAGTTGATTTTGCTGAAATTGCAAGTAAAACTGCACGAGAAGCTAAGGAAGAGGTCGATAACCAACTTGGAGAGTTTCTCAAAAAAGCGGAGAACAATGAAACGTTTGCTGAGCAAGAACTTGCAGCAATTGAAAAGCTTGCTGATGAAGTCGTTCAAACTGAAGGAAATATTGACAGACTTCGTGAGTTGAAACTGTCTGGTCCTGCCATTCTTCGTGGCATTCAGACTGGAAGTATGATCTCTGCTCCTCAAACTATTGGCTCTATTCCAGTTCAAAACGTTGGTACAATTAGCGCCCGAATTATGGGCCAACTAACTGCTGCAACTTTGAACGGAACTACGGCAAAATTCTTAGGTCAAACCCAAGCAGCTGCTCAAAGCTTTAAAAGAGCAAAGCTTGAAACGGATACGCTGCTGTTACTTAAAAACTATTACAGCTTGGCCTTAGATCAAGCCTTTAAATCTTTTGTGTTTGGGCGAAGCATCACTGATCCCAGTCAAGCTATGAAGAAGGCCTTTGAAATGCCTGGTGGTACTAGCTTGAGGCGTGACGATGCGATTCTTGCCGACCTACAAGCTAATAAAGTGACTTTCCCATTTGTTAACTACACGTTGGAACGGGGAGATGTAGATCCTAAAATTTTTGACTTTATCAATAATTCACGAGTATTTGGTAAGGTTTTTCACGATTACTTCATTGCAGGAGAGCGGTGGCAGTACAGGAGTCTTCTTTCTAAAGCCCTCCTTGGGCCTAGCACCTCTCTACTGCGACGCGCTGGTTTAGGTAAAACTAGCTATTACCCAGCTGGTGAATACGTGAATCTTAGTCTTCCTTTCCAACTTTCAGCTGCTGGAGATGAAATGACTACGGCTCTATTTGCTAACGCACGGGTTCACGCAAAAGCTATTGAAGAAGTTGATGAAAAGATCAACGCAGGTCTTCTTAACATTGCAGATCGAGAGCAAGAAATTACTAAGCTCCTAGATAAAGAATTCAACAAAATGTATAGCCCTGTAACCGTTGGGCTAGATAGTCAAACAATTGGTTATTCAATTTTAGATAACCAATTTATGGAGCTGATTCAGGCTAGCAATATGACTGCTGAGCTAACTGGCGGTTTTGCTGACGTTGCTGAAGGCATCAATAAATGGCGGTATTCCTCAAATCCTGTGGTTTCAGCTTTTGCTAACGACATGGCTGGAATTGTTACATCTCCTTTAAATGCCATCAAAAACGTTGTAATGATTAGCTCTGGTGGTGAAATCGTCCAAGCTGGAGTTGATGTTGCTCGCGTTGGCTTTAAAAATCTTCCAGATCAAGTTCTAGAAGTATTACCAGCAAATATGAAAAACAGTATCAAATCATTTGAGAGTAAGTACTTCAGTTCTGATTTTGACACTCGCATTAAAGCTCAAGGGGCTTTGGCTCTTGCAACCGGCCTCCAGCTTGCAGCGTTTTTCCTAGTTCGAGATGGTAATCAAGATATTACCGGCGGTTTAGAAAATAGCTATCGACCAACCATGGGACAAGTAGATATGTTTACTTGGAAAGTTGGTGATCGTCGCTTTCCTTATCGCTACTTCCCTCCACTTGGCGACACCATTGCACTTCACGCAACACTTCGAGATTTGCATCAATTTGGAGTTTCTAGGGGTAATGAAAATCTAGTTACTGCGGCTACGGCTGCTTTAGCTAATTACATTTTGGATACTCCAGGCGTTGCTGGTATTCAAAGAGCTATCGAAGCTCTTAGTGCTGCGGGCCGAAATGATACAGCCAAAGTGTCTAAAGTGCTGAGCGGAGCCTTTGCTCGGGCTGGAGACCCTTATCTCAACTTGCGTAAAGTTATTGCTGAAGGGATTGATCCCAGTAAACCAGCTAGCCCCACAACCCGTTTTACAAAAAAAGGTTTTTATCAAAGAAAAGCTGGTAAAGGTAAGTTTGACTTTGCAGATGTTTTTGAAGGAACTATTGATATGGCGTTTGATACCCTTGGAAATACTTTTGGGTACACAGCTGAATACCAACCTCTGAGACCTATTATTGATATCCTTGTCGCTAAAGCTAAAAACTTACCGGAAACTAGCTCCCGTAAGGCACTTTGGTACGGTAAACCTGGAGAAACAGTAAGCGCTAACCACGCAGGTCAGTGGTATATGCTTCAGTCTGTTCTGGGTCGTTATTGGGCTTTCCCTGACAAATTGGAAGATGATCCTGTTAAAAGGGAAATTGTTCATAACCTACAAGAAGGCCCAAGAACCAGTATGTTCCATAAAGATGGCGTTGGTATGGACGAAACTCAGCTGAATTATTTCAATTGGTTTTTGAATTCTGAACTTGAATATACAGACCCAGTATCTGGTAAACAACACAAAGGAATACACAGTGCTCTTAAAGACTTTATCAGTAGAAAAGACTACGCTTCTCTTCCCTCAGTTGATAGCCCATTTTTGATGCCATCTGGTGGCGGAGTATCGGGACTATTTGGAGGAATGCTTGGCTGGGAAACTCCAAATTGGGATCGAGACAATAATCCTCGTAAAATTAAACTATCGAACCACATCAAAATGCTATTTGAGTTAGGTAGACAGCAGTATTACAACGGCACTAACGAAGGTCAGCGGTACAAAATGCCTGCTGAAATGAAAGAGATGATCACCAACAACCGCTTAACTGGAGGTACCCGCTAATGGCATTTGCATCAATCACCTATACCAGTGCATCTGGTACCACTTTTGCTCTGACGAATAGTGATGGCAACGCCATTCCTTACATCAGGCAATCAGACATCAAAGTTTATGTAAACGATGTTTTACAAACTCTGACAACTGATTACACCTTTAACAGCGCTGGAACTGCAATTGTTCTTAACAGTGCTGTAAGTAACGCTAAGGTCTTCCTTCAACGAATCACATCAATCGCAGATCCAACTGTGGTTTACACAGCAGGTTCTACGCTGACAGCTCAAGACCTTAACAACGCTGATAACCAAATCCGCTACGGCCTTCAAGAGTATCAAGACTCTGTTCAAGAGGGTGCTGGTGTTCCTGACGGTGATAAAGGAGAAATTGTTGTTGCTGGTAACGGTACGCTTTGGTCCATTGATACCGGAGCTGTTATTGAAGGCAAAATCGCTGCAGGGGCTGTTACTGAAGGCAAAATCGCTGCAGGGGCTGTTACCTACGCAAAGATCCAAGACGTTTCAGCTACTGACAAACTCCTTGGTCGTAGTAGCGCAGGATCTGGTGATGTAGAAGAGATTACTTGTACTGCAGCTGGACGTGCATTGCTTGATGATGCAGATGCTTCAGCACAACGTACCACTCTTGGTGTTGCTATCGGTACTGATGTCCAAGCCTTTGACGCAGATACAGCAAAGACTGATGTTGCACAATCCTTTACTGCAACTCAATCAAGCACAGAACGTACTATCACGGTAAGTGACTTCGATCTCAGTACTGGTAACTACTGGACGTGCGGTGCTATTGCTATCCCTAACCCCACCAACCAAACTGCTGGTACAGCTGGTTTGATTCGAGTCACTGCTGCTCCTACTTCGTTTGGTAGCCACTTTGACTTCCCA